GGCGGGGAAGCTGCCGACTTCCTCGCCGTGTACGCCATCGCGGAGCTACTCGGCAAATTCGCCAGCGAGGTCTTGCAGATGCCGAAATCCGAACTCGACGGTTGGCTCGCGTATCTAGCCCACAAAAACTCAATCAAGCGATCTCATGGCTGAAGCCGTCATTGCATTACGAGCAGTCGATCAAACGCGACAGGCGTTCCTGTCGGTTCAGCAGTCGCTTGCCAAACTGCAAGGAGCCATCGGGAAAGCCGGTGCAGCCATTGGAGGATTCCTTACTCTGCAACTGGCGCGCCGCGCACTGCTCGGATTCACGAATTCACTGCGAGAGGTCGAGAGAGACTCGCAGAAGTTTGGAGCATCGGCCGATGAGTTAGATAAGGTTACGCGGGCGACTGCGTTCCTAGATTCAATCATGAAGGGCATACGGACTACCGTCATGCTATCGGTTGACGCTTTCCTTCGACTCAAGGATGCAATTTTCGGAGTCTCAAAAGTAGAGTCGGCCGACATCGCAAATAAAATTCGAACGGAGAGAGATGCCGCGAAAATTAAGGAGCTAAACATTGAGCTGGCTCAGATGCGGCGTGAGCTTGCAGCCGTCGGAGAAACTCCATCACAACACTTTGGTCGTCTCGCCGATGAAATAGCGAGAGCACAACAAGCTGCTGGTGATCCAAATTTGTCTGACCTGCTCAACGCTCAAAACAGGGAAAAGGAGAGCGTCAGGCTTCAAACCGAACAGCGAAAAATTGCGCTGAAAATTTACGAGGACTATCAGAAGTCTGTTGAGGCCGTAACGGAAGCGCAGGATGAGTTGATTCTGAAAGAGATGACCGCCGAAGAGCGGCAAATAATTCTGACCTCGGAAATTGAGAGGAAAAAAAATGCCATAGAGGAAATGCAAGCTGCGCTAGCAGCGCACGGAGAATTTTTCGACATCGGACTTGCCACTCAAGAGCAACTGGACGCGATGGAGCAGCTGACCGCAGAACAAACGAAATACATCAACCTGCTCGGTAAGCGCGAAATTCTGGAAACCTCCATCGAGAAAATCGCCAAGCAGTCCGGTGAAATCATCTCGCAGTCACTTGAAGACGCCATCTTCGCCGGCCAACGCCTATCCGAAGTTCTCCGCGCCCTCGCCCAAGACCTTCTCCGCATGGCGTTCCGCGAGGCTGTTACGGCTCCGCTCGGAACTGGGCTTGGCAGTTTCTTCAAGAACCTCTTCCGAGCCGAAGGCGGTCCGGTAGCTTCCGGTAGTCCTTACATTGTAGGCGAACGCGGACCTGAGCTTTTCGTTCCTCGCTCTTCCGGCTCCATCGTCAGCAACGACAATCTCTCTGGTGCCGCTATGGGCGGTGGCGGAATCAACATCACCTACAACATCGCCAGCGGAGTGAGTCGCGCTGAACTCGGATCGCTACTTGAAGCCGAGCGCCGCCGTCTGAAGGCCGAGATTCCAGACATGGTTCGCCGTGGCGGTTCTTACCGCGCAGCATTTGCCTGACGATCATGGCTATCACTTATCCACTCACTCCGCCTTCGCCATTTCGCGTTTCTCGGCTTTCGCTTTCTGGCTTTAGTGCTACCTCGCGCAACGTAAGCCCGTTCACGTTTCAGATTCAGCAGTACAACTGGGCCGGTCAGGCGTGGTCAGGGCAGGTCGATTGCCCTCCGATGACGCGAGCAGATGCGGAGGCTGTAATTGGCTTCCTACTAGCGGCGCAGCGCGGCACGTTTTATTTTCAAGACTACGCCAACCCGACGAATCGTGGAGGTGTTACTGGAACGCTGACGGTTTCTACCGCGACCGCGAACACAACAACACTAGGCTTCTCCGGCGCAACCGGCTCATTCGCAGTCGGAGATTGGCTGCAAATCTCAACATCGCTCTACAAGGTCGTGCAGGTCAACTCGTCGAGCAGCGTTGAGGTCTTTCCGGTTCTGCGATCAAGCTACGCCGCCGGAACTGCAATCACTTATTCCAACGCAAAAGGAGTTTTCCGCCTATCAGAGCCACTGACCAACTGGTCGATTGATAACGCCAAGATTTACGGCGTCTCGTTTGGAATCGTCGAGGACGTGGCGACATGAGCATAACCACCGCAGGGCGTTCTCTCTCGGGCGATATGGTCACGGAAGTGACCACAGCGCAGCTGTCGCCAATCCTGCTTGCATCGCTGAACTTCTCGTCGCCGGTCTATCTTTGGAACGGCTACGGGAATCTTGTCTACAACTCGACTACGTATCTTGGTCTAGGAACCTTCGGCACAATCTCTCCCGTGCAGGAGACGACCGATCTGGCGGCGCGAGGCATAGCAATGAAGTTGTCAGGCGTTCCTACGGCGAGCGTGGCTATTGCGCTTACCGAGAACTACCAAGGCCGCGAGTGCTCCATCATGTTTGGCGCGCTGTCTCCGACGGCTGGCACGCTCATCTCAACGCCGATCACAATTTTCTCGGGTCGTATGGATGTGATGCAGATTACCGACGACGGTCAGTCTGCAGAAATCATCGTCAGCGCGGAATCGAAGCTGATGGACTTTAAGCGTCCACGGGAACTGCGCTACACCGACGAGGAGCAGCAGCAGCTTTACTCAGGCGATGTCGGATTGGAATTCGTGAACGACATACAGGAGAAGGCGATTTATTGGGGAAACCCCAACGCCACGCAGGCAACGAACTGGGACGCGGGCGACAAGACTAGCACGCAGAATTACGAATGACGAGGCATGGCAACTGGGCTGCGCTACTCACGACGTTCATCGAAGAGCGGCGTTTCATGCCCTTTGCATGGGGACAAAATGACTGCTGCTTGTTCGCTGCCGACTGGGTAAGGCTCTGCACCGGCTGCGATCCTGCGCTTCAGCTGCGAGGCAAGTACTCTACCGCCCTAGGTGCCGCCAGAATCCTGCGCGATTTCGGAGGCGTGCGCGGTATCATTCAGCGCCTTGGTGAACCCATCGGGCTGAATCGCCTGCAATCTACCAACGATCAGCGTGGCGATCTTGTCGTGGCCGATACCGGCAACGGAGAAAGCATCGGCATCTGCATCGGAGCGCACGCTGCTTTCGTTGGAGCATCAGGGCTGCTTTTTGCACCGTTCGATTTTAAGAAAGCCGCTCACTGCTGGCGCGTCTAATCATGGCCGAAACAATCGCAATCTGGCTGCTGACGACCTTTGGAACCGCTAACGCAGCGGGCGTCGTCGTCGTTTCAATGGCAACGCTGCAGGCGACGACCATGCTCGTAACCTTCGTGGCGCTGACTGCTGCCAACATGGCGGCAAGCAAGCTGCTTGCTCCGAAGATGCCGTCTTTCAACGACGCATCACTGGCAAATCGAACGCAGATGGTGCGGTCACCCATTGCGGCGCGGCAGATCATCTACGGAGAAACCAAGGCGTCCGGCGTGGTGGTCTACATCTCGACGACGGGAACGAAGAACGAGTATCTGCACATGGTGATCGCGCTTGCCGGTCACGAGGTAGAGGAAATTGGAGACGTCTATTTTAATGATGAGCTTGCGCTGACTGGAGCCGGAAGCGCCGCGCAAGGTCGCTTCACGGGCTACGCCGAGATTTACAAAAAGCTCGGAAGCCCTACGCAGACCGTTGAAACAAACCTTCAGACTGCGACCTCCGGCCTGACCAACGGTGCATGGACAAGTAACCATCGCCTGCGCGGGATCGCTTACATCTACGTGCGCTTGGTCTGGAATGATCAGGTGTGGGCTGGTGGAATTCCCAACATCAGCGCGATGGTGAAGGGAAAAAAGGTCTACGACCCGCGCACCGCAACCACCGCTTACTCGGCCAACGCTGCTCTCTGTCTGCGGGACTACCTGACCGACTCGACCTACGGACTCGGCCTCGGTTCAACGGAGGTCGACGATACCGCTTTCACGGTAGCAGCTAACATCTGCGATGAGCAGGTTGAGGTTAAGCCGGTAACCATTCCAGCTATTTACGAGAATCGCTACGAGACGAACGGCGTCTCTACACCTCAGAGTCGCCTGACGGCAACATCGGCAAGCTCCTGTCTGCGATGGGCGGACTCATCGCCTACTCTGGCGGGCGTGTAATTCCTTACGCTGCTGGTTACCGCATACCGACCGTGACGCTAAACGACTCGGACTTTGCTGGTCCGATCAGCGTGCAGACCAAGACCAGCGCCCGCGACCGCGTGAACGCAGTGAAGGGCGTTTTCGTTTCTGAAAAGTCCGAGTGGCAGCCGACCGACTTCCCTCCGCAGACCTCGGCAACCTATCTCACGCAGGATAACAACGTGCGTTACTGGCGCGACGTTGTGCTGCCAATGACCACGAGCAGCAGCGCCGCGCAGCGTCTCGCCCGCATAGAGCTTCAGCGAGCTCGGCAGGAAATTACCTTTACCGCTCGTTTCCGCTTGGACGCCATGCAGGTTCGCGCTGGCGACACCGTGATGGTAACGCTCTCAAAGTTTGGCTGGAGCGCGAAGGTCTTTGAAGTGGTCGAATGGCACTT